AATCCGCGAAGACGAAAAACTATAAACACCTATAGTTATAGCCTGTTAGCTATGGGTGCTTAACCGGACAACATTGATATTTAAACAGGATATAAGTTTTATATTCTTCTAACGCATTCTCAATTTCCAGCAGTTATCGCCGCCGCTGTACTCAATTTTCTCCCATAGTTCCCGATACCGCGCATTCCGTTCCAAGTCCCTGTCTCCTGCCGGGCCGAAGGCGTAATTCACCGTGCGCTCGGCATACCGTTGCCAGTTCCGCCCGGTCGGGGAGTCCCGGATGGTCGGGGCGCAAACACGGATGGTTTCTTCCACGGACTCCCGACTGTGGCCGTTTGCCCGCATCCGCAAAGCAATCATGGCGTCCACGCGGGAATAGTCCTCAATGGTCAGATGCCTGCGGATGTTCTCCAAATGGGTATAATAGGCTGATACCGGTTCACCGGGCAAAAAATTCTGCATTTGTAAAGTCCGGCGCTCGGCTTTCCGTTTTTCGGCAGCCTCTGCGTACTCACGGTCAATCCTTCTGGCCAGAGTCAATGCCTTGCCGCACTCCCGACGCTCCGCGAACAGGAGCCTTACCTGGGGATAGCTGCCGTCTTCCCGCCGATGCTTCGGCTTGCGGTTCTCGAACCCCGGCGCACGATGCGGATGGATACAGCCGCATAGCTTTTTGTCGCCGTACTCCCGGTTCAGGCGTTCCGTAATGCGGTTGCCCACATCCCGGTCAAAGTCCGTGCCCAGCTTGGGGATGGTCAGCAGACATTGGTAATTGCCCGGAGAGCTTTCCAGCACCACGGCGGGCCGGAAGCCGTCCTCCTGCAATCTCTTCAAACTGTCGCGGCTCATATCGTCAATAAGAATGTGATGCCGGTCATCCGATAGCGGCGTGTAGTAGATATTTTCACCCCGCTTCTGGAAGCGCAGCATCTCCGGTATATGAGCCTCCAACTCCTCCGGCGTGAAACCTCTGCTCATGCCTCCTTTCTTATCCAGAATAAACGCCTTCTTACCGCCGTCCTCATCCATCTTGATGCAGGTCACACGATAGCGATCCGCGTTCACGGCAGCGGCATAGTTCCTGAAATCTGAGATTTCCAGCATGGCCTCCGCTCCCTGGGCCGCCCCCTGCGGGGCGGGCGGGGTGTGTCTCTTCTGTTCCGAAGCTGTGCGATACCGCCAGCGTGCCGCCGCCCTCTCCAAACCACGTGTCCGCAGCCAGTTCTCAAAACGCGGCTTGCCTCCTCGCGCTTTTTTCCGGCCTGAATGAAAGGAAAGCCGCTCCGCTTTCTGCTGCACCATCAGGCAGTGACGGGCGATATTCAAAACAGGCAGACCATATTTCGCCAGACGGGAAAGCGCCCTTTTTCGCTCGAACCTGTGCCACTCCTTCATGCGGACAAGCCCGACATTCTCCCCTGCTCCGGCTTTTTTCAGCTCTCCGGCAAACTCTTTCTGATAGACTTTCCATTCTTCGAGATTGACGAAACTCACCGGCTCAGGGGCAATTTTCTCTAAGGCATTAGAGTAGCTTCCTTCTTCAAACTCGCCCCATTTTTTGCAGAGCCTGCCCATGCTGAACGCCCTATCCACGGACGAGGCTTTCACAGCAATGTCTCCCACAAAGATGACGGCTCCGGAACCTTTTTTCTCGAAACGCAAACCGACTCCAGCCAGTTTCTCATGCAGTTCAGCCCACGACCGCGCGTTTTTTATGAGGTCGTGCCCGCGTTCCTGCGCAATGCGCTGGGCGGATTTTTCGCCGGTGGCGTGTTCAAAATCCAGCGCGGCCTGCCTTGGTTTTATCTCGCGGGCGGTTCTTCTTCGCGCCAGCTCGCCATTTTCCAGTACCGTATACATGGAGTTTTCTTCGCTGGCCCATCCCTGTTTGTGTTCAATGAACGCCACGATTTTATGCGCTTCCCGAATATCGAACCCCCTGTGCGGCTGCACAACTTTTCCGCTTTCGGGATTCATACGATTCACCGCAATATGAAGATGATAATTGTCCGTATCGTAGTGCAGCCCATAGACAGTCTGGTGTCCGGTCAAGCCCATCCTTTCAAGAAAAACATCCACCAATTCCTCCACCTGTTCTCTGGTAGGCTGTTCGCTTTCCTGCCAGGAAAACATCCAGTGCTGTACCGGCATATTGCTGTGCGCGGACTCCCGCGCAAGGGCAATCATTTCCATCTTCTGACCGGTATGAGTCGCTGAAAGAAAACCTCTTCCACCCGCGTATTCGATTTTCTCCAGCGGGTTTTTGTTGTGGGGAAACCGGATATAATCCACCAGATCGCCTATCTGCCACGCCCTGGGCTTTTCAGCTTTCGTATTCTTGATTTTCTTGACAATCATGATGACAACGCAACGAAATTTTCTGAATGGCCCATGTCAAATTGCGCAGAGCGTCCTCCTGCCTTTCAAAAACACCGGGGGGAGCTTTGGCCTGCCGAAGCGTCTCAAAATTGTGCTTGAGCAATCCGCCGATACGCCGCAATTCCGCAATGGTATTCAAATCGGTATGGGCGGCAATTCTGCCTCCGAAAAAACGCCGCCGTATGTATTCCGACAGAGACAATCCGGCGATTTCCGCCTGCTCCATGAGGCGCGTTTTTTCCTCGGCGGTCACTCGGAGAGTGAGCAGGATGTTGGCGGCATACCTGCCGCCTCCCTTCGTGCCTTTTCTGCCTTTCATGTCTTTTGCCTTTGGAATGTGAGAAGCGAAGCGCCGAGCATTCCGGGAGTCCAGAGGGCGTCAGCCTTCTGGCAGGATGGTAGTTGTGTATTACAACTACCATCCTGCCACGAAGAACCCGTATCGTGCAGTGGTAAAATTATGAAAAAATATATCCTTGGTGTATGTTGCTTATAATTTCCCCCAAGGAGGCAGAAACATGGCTTCAAGCAAAAAAATCCGGCCGGAACAGCTCACAAGAGCCAGAAAACTGCTTCACGATTTGCCAGAGAAGGAAGATGGAAAAACCAGACCTGAAGCCGCTGAATTTCTTGAGAGTGACTTCAGAAAAGCTCTTGCTAAAGGGTACAGTCCAAAAGAACTCAGCCAGCTTCTGAAAAACGAGGGAATCATTATTCCCGCGTATCTTATCAAACGCTATTTCCGTGAAACTGCGGACGCTCCTCGTCAAAAAAAGTCTCAGGCGTCCGCGCAAAAAACGGCTCCGGCAAAACAATCTTTTGTCGTGCCGGATTTACCGGATGAGGAGTTATGAGCATGAATGCGTCAATTTTCTATGTCGGCGGCAGTAAAGGCGGGGTCGGAAAAAGCAAACTCGCTTTTGCCTTAATCGACTACCTTCTTGATGAAGAAAAGCAGGTAGTTTTATTGGAAACCGATACCTCGAACCCTGATGTTTTCAAGGCGCACCAGCCGCATGAAAACGATAGGCTGATATGCAAAGAAGCGGACTTGGACAGCGCGGATGGCTGGATAGAACTTGTCAACGCCGCCGACGAATTTCCCAACCATTATCTGGTGATAAATTCAGCGGCCAGAAGCAATATCGGCCTTGCCAAATATGGGGCTACGCTACGGGAAACTCTGGCTGAACTGGACAGAAATCTTCTGACATTCTGGATTATCAACCGGCAGCGGGACTCCATCGAATTGTTACGCGGCTTCCTGAATGTCTTCCCCGATGCCCTGGTTCATGTCTGCCGAAATCTGTACTTTGGTGAACCTGAAAAATTTGAAAGGTACAACAGTTCAAAGTCCAGAGAACTTATTGAACGCAAAGGGCAGACTCTGGATTTTCCCGATTTGGGAGATCGGGTAGCCGACAAGTTGTATTCCGGCAGAATGTCCATCAGAAAAGCACTCACCGAGTTACCTATTGGAGATCGGGCGGAGTTACGACGCTGGAAAATTGCCTGTGCGGAAATGTTCCGTAAGGCTCTCAATGTGGAGGAATAACATGGAAGGGGAAACTCTTGCTCGTTTGGAAAAACTGCTTGGCCGCGAACTTGGAAACGCGGAAAAAACACGACTGCAACGGATACAGGATATTTTGAAAATCGGCCCCAATGACGCCTTGTGGAGCATCATTGTGGCACTGGAATATCAGCGCACTTACTATGAAGAACTACCGGAAAAAATTCGTGAGGTTTCGATGGAGGCCATCACGGAACTTACGAAGGTTACGAAAAAATCCACCATCCAACCTGGAAGCACACGAGAAGAAAAAAAGCCGAATCTGGTAAAACACCTTCCCATAAAAACCCTCATCCCAATATGCCTTCCCTGGGGAACCTCTATACTCTGCCTGTTACTACTGTATGGAAGTCTATCCATGTGGGCAGGTTTTTCCATTGGCTACGAACAGCCCCTGCCACCTGTATTGCTCTTGAAAATGCCGGTGGGTCTTCTTATGGGGATACTCTGCATGATGGGAAGCATATTCGCGGGAATTTTGGCCGCAAAAACCTTTAGCGAGGGAGACAGGTCATGGCGTAAACAAGCATTCATAGCGACGGGGCTACTTGTACCAAGCGTATGGAGCATAACCGTTTCTATCTTTTAAATAATATATAAATTTAATAGATTAAATATTAAGAACAGCCCTTTCATACACCTTTTAAGGTGCTTTGAAAGGGCTATTTTTCGACATTGCTGAAAACTCCCCAATTTCAAAGAATCCCTTGTTTACGAGCTTGTTGAAAACGGATTTTTCAATTTACATAATCTTACCACTGCCCCTCGAAAATCCACCATGCTACAGCTTATATCCGAATACCGATTTTGCGGAGGTTGTAGCCATGAAAAGACTTTCGATGCGACAGCGGCAAATCGTCATGCTGATGATCCAGGGTAAATGTCCCAAAAGACATTGCCCGCATGTTATCTATTCAGCGCACAACAGTTTATAGACATCAGGCGACTGTCAGAAAATTATATGGTGTGCATGGAAGCATCGAACTCATGCGGGCAATAGCTTCAGAGTTGGCTACAAACATATCTGAACTTACGCTCACATCACGAGGAAAAGAGGTCTTTGAACTTGCTTTGGAGGGCAAAACTATTTCTGAAATATCAAAACTACTCGGCATAAGTTTCTGCGGCGTACTGCGCCACAGAGAGAAAATGCTAGAAGAAAATGCTTGCCACAGTATGAATGAACTTATAGCAAAATACTATGGCCTTTTCTCTAGTTCTTCTGAGACTACACATTGCACAGGAAACTGATATGTTCACAGAAAAACAGACTATTATCGTAACGACACCGGAAGAATTGATGCCACTTATAACCGAGGCCGTTCGTGCCGCAGGGTGTGGATATCCAAGCAATATTTCTGATGGCCCACACAAAAAACTTCTTGCGCCTAAAGATGTGGAAAGAGAGTTTGGAATCCACCAAAAAACTCTCGCATACTGGCGGCAAGAAAGTATTGGCCCGGCATATACGAGTTTCGGCAGACGCGTTTTCTATGAACGCGCGGTGCTGGAAGAATACATCGCCTCCGGACGCATCCAAACCTTGGACACACTCAGATGATGGATTTATCAGGCAAGCATATCCCCGATAATCGAGAGCTTTTCGCTTTCCTGTCCGGGGAACAAATGGGCATACCGCATGGTCATGGTAATGTTCTTATGGCGCATGAGCTTTTGCAGTTCCATGAGCGTGACCTTGCCGGATTGTGCCAGCCAGGATGCGAAGGTGTGCCGCATGGTATGCAGGGTGACGGCGTACAGGCTGTCGCCGTCCTCCGGGGCCAGTCCGAGTTTTCTGACGGCGGTCTGGAAACAGGCGGGCGTCTTGGTGAACGCTGTCTTCTTCCGTGGCTGCTGGAAGATGGGTTCCGCTGGCTTGCGCCTGTACGCCTGGAGCATCCGGATCATATCTTCCGGCACACGGACGAAGACACGCTTGCCTCCTTTCTGGATGATATGGAGGCCGCAGGCGTTGGCGTCCACATCCTGCCCGCGCAGTTTGAAAATCTCCGTGGGCCGGAGGCCGGTTCGCAGCGAGAGCAAAGCCATGTCGTGCAATTGCGGATGCCGCTTTTCAAGGTCGTCCAGAAGGGCCTTGGCTTCCTCTCTGGTCAGGAAACGCAGTCTTTCATTATTGACCGTTACCATTTTCCATGTGCCGCCTCTGGTGGACAGGGGGTTGACGCCGCTCCACATGCCGGTGGCGATAGCGCGGTTTATGGCGGAACGCATGAACGAAAAGATATTGTTCACAGTCTGTCCGGCCAGTGTTTTCCGCTTTCCTGTTCTGGCTTTGGAATTACCTGTGGCCTTTTTGGGCTTTGTATTTCCGGTAGGCGTCTTCAGGAGCTGAGCCTTGAGAGTGGAAAGCAGATTGGGGGTCAGTTCGACCACGGGCAGTGCGTGAATTTTGTCCTTGAGATGCTCTTTGTATTGGCTATAATGCTGGCTGACGTACTTTCCTTCGCTTTTGCCCCATTCAAGGTAGGCGTCCACCAGGTCTCCGATGGCGACTTTTTCCCGTTCGACGGGGTTGACGCCGGTGACGGCAATCTCCGCAAGGAATTTTGCGCGTTCTTTTTGAACCAGAGTCGGACGGATACCCTTGCTGTGTCTGCCGACAGTTTTCCAGTGGCCTTTGCCCTGGGTGTCCGTGAAACAAAAACAGTAGATACGATCCGGCTCACCGGTTCGCGGATCACGTTTTGCGGACTGGCGGTAGAAAACGCCCTCGAACTTGGTCTTTATGTATTTTCGGCTGGTTACGTCGCTCATGAAGAGATAATAACGACGAATTACTCAAATTGGAAGATGATTATCCATTCGTTATCCAAAATGTATTTTCCTGAAAATTTTTCTGACGATAACACATTTGATTTACTTATTATTTTAGCAGTAATACTGGCAACATGTGAGGGAGGAGGAGACAGACGGCGCACCCGGGCTTCGGCCTGTTCTATCTGCCTGGCCATGACCGTGGTCATGGTCCCGGCCTGTGAAGCTCGTTGCCACAGACCATCCAGCTCGCCGCGGGCATCCTTGAGGCTGCCGGAAAGGCCGCGGATCTTTTCCTGCTGGGTGGACATGGCCGCCCCGATCTTGCCCACAGGCGTCCGCTCCATATCGCGGATAGCCTGCGATACGGCTTTCGCCTGGCTGGACGCAGACTGAAAAGCGGCAGTGAACCCGCTTTGCAGTCTGGCCCCCAGGGCAAAGGAAAGGGCGATCTCACGCGCCATGTGACATTTTCTCCACGGCCTCTGCGGCCTCGATATAGGCCCCGAATTCTTCCGGGGTCATGGCCCTCAATTCACTGCGTGACCACTGGCTGATCTTCCCCAGGGCCACCATCCCCCGCCGCAGTTCAGCTAGGCCGGCTGCGACGTCCCAGCTTCCGTCTCCGGAGGCGTAGGGTTTTCCACGCCACCGTCACCGGCACCGTTGAGCTCGTTGAGCGCGTCGCGCAGCTTGCCGTAATCAGCCCCGCGCATACCCCTGATCGCGTCATAGGGCAGGCGGGTAACGATGGAGAGCAGGGAGACCTCGACGGTCACCGGATTGGTGCTCCGCTTCATGTTCACCGCCAGTTGCATGGCATCTTCTTCATCGCCCACGGTGGACGCGCGCACGACGACTTCAGCAATAGTCTTCCCCCCTACGTTCAGGGGTTCATTCAGCACAACGCTCTTGCTTCTTTTCATGGTCTCTCCTTAGACGTTCAGGCCCATCTGGGCGCGCACCGTGGCCAGCAGGTCCGTACCCTTGACCCTGTGGATGAAGTTGAGCTTGTCGAACAGGAACTCTTCCTCGCCATCGAGCAGCACTTCAAGGCGGGTCACTTCCAGTTCCAGCTCGTTGCCATGTTTTTTGCCCTGCTCCAGCGTGCCGATGGGGAAATTTTTGACACGCCCGAGGATATTGATGCGGTAGGGCACGCTGACGCGCTTGCCGGTAGCATCATCCGTGACCTGCAGGGCGGAGTAGCATTCATACAGAGAGCTCTGTGTCCAATCGAGCGCGTTGAAGATCTCGGGGGTCACAGAGGTGAAGGTGAGCTTCACCGACATGGACTCGACCATCCCCAACGTGGGATTCTCGATTTCTCCGGCCACACCGGACCCCGAGATGGTCTCGGTCATGTAGGCAATCTCGGGAAGATCGATGGTGGCTACGCCGATCATGTCCGTACCGTCGTGGTACACTCGATAGGCGATAGTTTGTTCAGGACGTCTGGGCATGCTTCCTCCTTAACCAAACAAAGCGGACAGGTTGTCGGTGTCAAATTCGAAGACGGCTTCAATATCCCGGGCAGCAGGAGGCGGCGTGATACGCAGGTGGAAACGCATGATGCCGTCGATGAGGTCGGTCACGGGGTTCTCGGACTCATCAAAGGTGATGCTGCCGCCCAGGATGATCTCGCGGGCGGTGTAGCCGTCAATCTTGATTTGCTCGGACTTCAAAAAGGTCTGCACAAGGCGGCGGGTCAGCGGCTCGTCCACCTTGGAGAAGTAGGTCAGGATGAACTGGGCCTGATACCAGTTGAAGAAGCGCCGGATGCCGTCCTGCGCGTCCTTGGGGTCGGTATTGGACGGATAGCAGGCCATGCGGCCCCCCCAGGTCTTCATGCCGCCGTCGAAATTGCTGACCGTATAAATTCCCTGCCCGTTCAGATAGTTGGCCTTGGTCAGGTCGAGCCACAGCTCGTTCCACTGGCCGTCAGCGCCCACATAGCCACTGGAGGTGATGTCCAGCCGCTTGTTGCTGGGGCTGGCGTAGGGGATGCCGTCATGATCGCCGTCCGTGGCCGCCATGACCCCGGCCAGATGGGTGGCAAGGCCGTACACTTCATCGCCCAGCCGGACCTTGGGCCAGCAGACCACCATCAGGCCGTCGGTGAGGTTGTTCTGCTCCTTGTAGCCGGGCACGTCGCTGTATCTGGTCACGGCATTGTCGCCGCTGCTGGGGATGTCCACCAGGCAGATGGCCTTGAACAGGCCGTTGATGCCGTCGCACTTGGCGGCCATGACCACGGCCACAGCCGGGTCTTCGCAGTATTTCGGAGACACCACGATGGACGGCACGAGGCGGAAGCGCGGGTACACCTCGTCGATGAGCTCCAGACCGGTGCCCTGCCCGCTGGCGGGGTCGATGCCGCCGATCACGTCCTCGGACGTGACCTTGCTCACGTCCGCGTAGACATAGCTGGCCTTGACCGTGCCGCCTTCGGGAATGCTGCCCCCGGCCAGACGGGTCAGCAGGCCGCTGACGGCATCCACGCTGTAGTCGGTGCCCGCCTCATAAATGGTCTCGCCCAGTTCATCCTTCAGCTCCACGGCGCTGACGCCGCCGTGAGCCAGACGGGCGGTGTCCTTGTCCAGGGCCGACGTGCCGAAGGTCAGGCTTTCGTCCGCGACCTCGGTCTTGTGCTTTTCCGGGTCGAAAACGTTGACACAGACCACGGGCGCGCCGCGGTAGAGCGCGAAATGGCTGTAGATCAGCTCTTGCAGGCTGTAGTCGCCGAAATGGTCGGCATCCCAGCCCATCGCCTGCACTGCTTCGTCATAGCTGTAAAAAAGCTGCGGCACGTTGACGGGGCGGGCCTTGTCCTCGGCCAGCGTATGCACAGGGGCCGTGCCCACGGCGAAAACGACCGCACTGTCCACGGTGCGGGCGGGCAGGATGCTGGTGGCCTGCTCGGAGGTGTAGATGCCGTGACGGTATCCGGTGGTTGCCATTATATCCTCCTACTTCTTCCGGGACTTGATGGACGCATCCTGGACGGCGACATACGCCTGATACATGGCCGTCCCGGGCATGGTCCGCAGCATGCGCGCCGTGGCCAGATCCCCGTCAACCGGGACGAACAGCGTCCGAAGTTCGGGATGTTCCCCAAAAAGATCCTCCAGGACGGGGAAGATTTTTTCCGGCTTGCCGCGCAGGATCGCATTCCGCATCAGCGGCAGACCGAAAGGCCGGCTGGGGCCAAGGTACATACAAGCAGTGGTGCTCATCTGAAGGTCTCCACTTCATCTAGGCCGCGGGGCGGCCAGGTATAGTTCCACACACATTCGAGGGTGGCCAGGTGATACTGGTGCCAGCGTTGCTTGGGCGTAGGGATACTGGCCTTCAGCTCTCCCTCGAGCTCAAAACGCTCGGCCAACAGCCGTGTTTTCCAGATCTGCCGGCGCAGACAGTCGAGCATCTCTGCCAGGAGCAAGCCCGCCTGTTCCTGATCCACCGGGCTGTAGACGCCCAGGGCCAGTCCTACGCTGTCATGCAGCACGGTCTTGTGGTCCGGCTCCAGCTCGATCTGCCCCTCTATCCAACGAACGATCACAAAGGGGTAGCAGCCCTCCTGCTGGCCCTCCGGCAAGCCATGCAGGAACACCTGCACAGGTTGCATCCCCTCACCTCGCGGGGCGGGGAAGGGGTAATCCGCAAAAGCCTCCCGCACGAGCTCCACCAGGCAGGTCAGCAGCAGACGGGAGGTCATCGTCCTGTCCCCACGATGCCGGACAGGATCACGTCCACCTCATGTTGCAGACGCTCCGGGAAAACCTCTTCAGCTCGGGCCACGACCTGTTCCTGGGCGTCTGCCGTCTGCAACGCCTGCACAGGCGATGGACCGTAGAGCATTTCCAATTGCTGGCCATGCCGCACGAATACGCCATAGCCGCCCTGGGGCTTGCGGATGATGAAGCTTTTGCTTCCCCCGGCCACATTGGACGTAGCCGGATGTCGAGCCCCCTTTTTCTTGATCTGCACAGAGACCCCCGCGGCAGGGCGTGCTTCCGGAGGTTGCGGCACATCAGGATCAGGCAGGAAATGGATCAGGCTCATACCGGGCCGGCCGGTGATATTCAGGGCGCCTTCCAGGTTGCTGCGGTTGGCACGCCTGATCTCCAGATTGGCCCGCAACTCATCATATTGGGCCGTATATGCCGTCTTGGCGATGCGCGTCGCCCTGGTCCCGGCCGCTTGAATGCTGCGATTCAGGGCTCGGGCGATGGCGATGCCAGCCCCCTTGCCGCCCAGGGCTTCCAGCACATCCTGCATCCTGCCCAGGGCCACATCCATTCCTTCTGACGTGATGACGATGCTCATGACCGCTCCCTGTACAATCTGATGGTCCGCATATGCTCATGCGCATCCGCACTCAGCACATACCAGCGCTCGTTGCGGAACGTAGTTGTCCGCCCGGTCTTCAATTCATCCGGAACGTCGACAGCAGCCACATAAATGGTGACACCCTCATAGCTGACGGCACTACGCCCATCACTACTGAGGGGCATTTCCATCTCCAGCGGCTCGACACACGGGACGCCCTCATGTCCGGCAAGCTCCACCTGCTCGCCGAACTCGGCGGGGTTGAAAAAGACCGTGTGCAGATCTTCTTCAAGCTGTCCTTTAAAGCTCATGGGCTACCTCTCGCAGGAGCAATCCCGTTTGATTTCCTGCATCGCCTCCAGCCGGGCCAGGCGCTCGGCATGATCTGCTGTGACGGCCTCCAGCTCATCCAGACGCTTGTGTGCCCGGTACACGGCTGTCTTCGACGCATACACTTCGGACAGGCGATTGATGCTCTCGGCAAGTTCCCTGTGCTGGGCTTTATGGTCTTTCCACCATTCGTAGCCCAGGAAAAGGCTCGCGCCGAACAGCAGGGTATTGGCCCCCAGAAGTATCTCGGTGGTCATCGGTTATCCTCCACCCACTCGATCCAGAGCAGCAGCTCCCCAGCCTCATCAGCGGGCAGATGCAGCCACTGGCCATCCACCTGCGTCAATCCGCCGTCCTCCGCATACCACCACTCATCCGTCACTATGGCTCCCGGCGTCATCGGCACCGGGGGAAGCGCGCTTGTCGCTGCCCCCGAATTTGCGCATCCACTCACCACCAGGGTCAGCACGCACAGCATTCGTGCGAGATGCCGCGCGTTCCCGGCGGAAAAAGGCCACCACCGCCACCACCAGCCGCAGGAGCGCCTGTGCCCAGACCGGCATGACATCACAGCCTGCGGCTGGCCGCCGCGTCGTCAACGTTTTTGGCCTGACCGGCGTTGAAGCCCAGGGCATTCACCACGGTGTAAAGGAAGCGCACCACCACGTTGGCGTCGTCAGCCGGGCGCGGCCACACGGCCGAAATGGCCGCGCAGATGGTCACCACGAACGTGATCCACTGGCCCCAGCTTTCGGGCAGCCAGCCGATGATGGTGGCCACCATGTCGGCGCCGGGGACAGCGGTGTCCGCCTCCGCTGCCAGAGCGAGGCAGGGAAAGAGGCAACAGAGGCAAAGCAGCAAAGGCAGAAGGTACTTTTTCATGATTTCCTCCTTAGTCGGGGCAATGGGTGCGTTTCATCCAGCCATCGGTGAACTTGCGCTGGCTGGGATTGCGGGCCGCAAGCTCGATGTAGTGCGCGCCCTGCATGCAGTTGAGGGCATGGACAAGGGCTTTTTCATCCGTGCGCCGGGCCAGCAGGGCCGCCAGGGCATCCAGCGTGCGGGGGCCGATGACCCCGTCAACGTTGAGGTCGGCAAACAGGGAGTTCCCGGCCCGTGCGCGATTGAAAGCGTTGCAGACAAGCTGCACCTTTTGGCCGGAGCCGCCCTTGCCCAGGTTCACGGACTGCTCGAAGATCTCGTTGGCGAGGTCTTGCGGCAGGGCTGCGAGCCCGAGGCGATCCCACCACTCGCTGCGATACCAGCCGGACACCAGATCGGAGAGGCCGGGCACCGTGGCCAGATGGCGCGTGAACGCGCTGGCCCCGGAGGCGAACGAGCTGTGGTCTTTCTCGCCGTCGATGATCTTCCAGCCGGGCCAGTCCGGCCAGTAGCGGCGGGCGATGCCCGCGTAGGTCTCGCCGCCGCTGTCCCCCTGGACGTTGCACCAGCCGCCTTCAAAGCCGGCCAGCGGAGCGTAGGCAGTAGCGAAATCGGCCATTACTCGGTCACCCCCGTGAGCACATAGCCGGCGCCGACGAACTGCAGACGCTCATCCGTATTCTGGCGCACGCGGTAGATGGTCCCGCGGGTCTGTTCCTCGCGGTAACTTTCCGTCGTCAGCAGGCCGGAATCTTCACTCCAGACGAAGGTGCGGCCCAGGCAGGGCTCGCGCAGGTCGGGCCCACCGGAACTCAGGCAGGCAAGCATGACCTTGTTCCGGGGCCACAGGGTCTCGACTTTGAGGTCGCCCCCCTTGGGGCCGCTATTGTAGACGGCGTTGGAGACCAGGATATTGGCCACGCCGAAATAGGCCTTAAGCTGTTCGATGGTCAGCTCGCCGCGCAGGGCGTTGGGATTGCTGTATTTGATGCGATCCATGACCGCATCGCACATGCTGATGTGGCGCAGGATGTCCATATCCAGGACCAGGGCATTGGGCTGCAGGCCGACGGAAAAACGGAAATGGTCCTTGGCCTTGTTGATGTCGGCCAGCGGATCGGCGTCGGCATAGCTGGACCAGGCCTTGGCCACGGCCCCGTTGGGCAGGCCGGCATTGTTGATGGTCGCCTCGACCACACGTTTTTCTTCGTTGCGCAGGATCATGAGGGTGGCACGCTGCACGGCCACCACCTCGGCATCGAAATAGCGCCTGTAGAGCATGGCCTCGGTGTCATCCAGAGGTTCTTCCCAGCCGTATTCGCGGCAGTAATATTCGGCGGATTCGAAGCTGTAATCCCCACGGGCATAGGCGGCACGAGGGGCACGGGCCGTATCCTGCATCTCAAGGATGGCCTCGGCCGGGATCATGGGGTACTGCGCGGCACGCAGATCCGTTTCGAAGACCGGCAGCACCTGACGGCCGATGAAGCCCTGCTGGGCCGCCCCCAGGGAGTATTCGTAGGCCAGGACCCCGAGTTCGGGGCGAAACACACTATTGGTAGTAGGCATGATGTCCTCGCGTTACGCCCCGGCGGCAGCGGAGCGGTCGAAAATGGGAACGATCTGGAGAAAATCGCCATTGTCCGCCGGCGAAAGGGCAATGCCCACCGCCGCGCCGCCTTCAGCCAGCATGACCAGACTGCCGATGGCGATACTGCCGGTAGAGCGGGCCTCGAACGTGCCCTGGGAATTGATGAGGCGCACACAGACATGTTCACCGGCATTCTGCGCCCCCAGCTCGGTAAAGCCGATGGGCGTATCAGCCGCGCCGCAGGCCTTCAGACCATCGGCTTCCAGCTTGACGAAGCTGGCCCTGGCGATGGCTTCAGCAGCGATAAGAGTGACTCGGGAGCTTTCGTAGTACGGCATCACTTGGACTCCTTCTGTACGTTTTTCAGCCAGACGGCGTGGGCTTCGGGATTGTCCCTGGCCACTTCATGCATGGCCTGCCCCTTGGTTTTGCCTTCGGCGACCTTGGCATTCACCAGGGCCATGAAGTCATCCCCTGCGGGCTGGTCCGGCGCGACATCCACAGGGGAAGCCGCGGCCTTGCCCAAAACATCCAGGGCGTCCTTGCGATAGGGATCAGGGTCAGCCGGCTGCGCTGTGCCGGCCTTCGCCGCAGGTTGCATCAGCGGCTGCAGGGCCTTGATCTGTTCGACCGTCACCCCCGACTGCACCACCGTTTTCAACGTCTCGGCGGCATCGCCCAGAACAGCGCAGGCCAGTCCGATGAGGCGGGCCTGCTCTTCTTTGGCGCCTTCCGCACGCGCATTTTCAAGGGCGGGCGCCCGGTCTTTTTCCAGTTCCGCCCGCAATTCCTGCTCCAGCTCGGGATGCTGGGTCCTGAGTTCTGCGAGATTCATGGTCCACTCCTGTTTGATCTGTTTGATGAATTCTTCGCGGGAACAGATCCGGTCGATAAGTCCGGCCTTGAGCGCCTCGCCCGCGATAAAAATCTTGCCGTCAGCCATCGCCAGGGTCTTTTCCCGGCTTACGCCGCGCCCCTGTTCCACGGCAGAAAGGAACAACTCGTAGACGGCATCGATCCCCTCCTGCAGGTAGGCGCGCATCTCATCCGACAGCGGCTCCACCGTATTGCCGGCGGCTTTGTAATGACCGGCAGCGAGGATCGTGTACCTGACGCCCGCGCCTTCCAGAGCTTTGGAAAATTCGCGGTGCATGCTGATGACGCCGATGCTGCCCACCTGGGCCGTAGCCGGCGCAGCTATCCTGCGTGCCCCGGAGGCCATCCAGTACGCCGCCGATGCCATGAGACCATCGGCCCAGGCGTAGAGCGGCTTTGCCGCCGCGGCCGTGCGTACCGCCAGGGCCAGTTCCTCGATACCGTCCACCGTGCCGCCGGGCGAATCCACGTCCAGCAGGATGGCCCGCACACTGGTGTCAGCGGCGACTTCCTTCAGCGCCGCCGCGATCTCGCGCATGGAGAACAGCAGGCGCCAGCCAAAGAACTGGAGCCCATGCTTGCTCATGGCCCCCTGCACAGGGATGACGGCCAGCCCGTCTTCCACGGTGTAGAGCGGCGCCTGCTGTTCTTCGCTGCGGCCAGGACCGCGGGCATCAGGGCCCTGGTTCAGCGTATCGGCGAGGGCCGTCAGCGCTTCCGGCTGCATGGCCCACAAGGAGGGGAGGTTGGGGATCGTCATGCGTCAGTTTCCTCTGCCGTTTCTGTGACGGCATCCTTCGTGTCCGGAGACGATGTACCGGACTGAGCACCCAGGCCCAGGTCACGCAGCAGACGCTCTTCACGCTGTCGCTGCCGGGCCAGGGTGGGGAAATCCATACCGCGGGCATGGCAGATGCCCGTGCGGGTCTCGGTGAGATTGGCCAGGGCCAGATCATCGGCCTGACGTTCTTTGACCGGGTCCACCTGGCCCCGAGGCGGACGCGTCCAGATACAGCGGCCCCAGGCGCGCATGATGGCCGGGGACTTCCAGAACGACGGAGCGCCCGCAGGAACCGCCAGCAGGCCGCGCAGCCAGGCCTCTTCCATGACCATCATCCAGTCCTGGTAGAGCGTGTGCAGCTTCCAGACTTCCAGCAGGGCCGCGCGGGCGCTGCTGTAGTTGGTCCGGGAAAAGTCCTTGGCCACCATCTCGTAGGGCTGGCCGGTGGAGGCCGCCGCCGCGCGCAGGATGCGCTCATAGAAAGCATCGAAGGTAGGCCCGGGGCGGTTGCTGGAAATGATGTGCGGCTTGTGCCCGGGCTGGCCGATGGTCATTGTCCCGGGCTGCATGGGCAGATAGGAGGGCGCCTTGTCCTGGGCCGAACCGTCAAAACCGGCGGCGCCGGCCATGACATCGGCCGGTGCTTCCAAAAAGACCGTGAACGAGGCCGCGATCATGGCGCCCACCAGCTCGTAATCCACATAGTCGGCCAGATCGCGGAACTGCTTCATGGCCGGCGACAGCAGCGAGACACCACGGACCTGTTCGGGCAGGCCGGCATGGAAACAGTGGAAACAGCCCCAGCGGTGCGCCACCTTGCGTCGGGCAAAGAAAAAGTGCGACGAATCCAGGGATTCCAGAGGGGTACCGGTCACGGGATTGGCGATCCAGTAGCCCACAGGCTCCCCGTAGGGGCCCAACTGGACACCGTTGCAGATGTCTGACCGGGAAAAAAGATCGATGGGGGTCCGCAGGCGGGCAGGGTGCAGCGCCTGCAGGCACAGGCCGAACACCCGGTCGGGGGCATCGCGCCAGACCGGCAGCTGCAGGATCTCGCCCGTGACGAACAGCGAGCGGGCTGCCAGATATTGCAGATCCTCGAAGCTGGAGCGGCTGGAGGCGTCCGCTTCCTCGCACCAGAGACGCCAGGCTGTCTCCATGCTCTCGGCAAAAACTTCGGCCTGGTCTTCAGTGATGCCCAGGGCGACATGATCTGGATAGCTCTGCGGCCGCATGCCCGTGCCCACCACGTTGAGGGCCAGGGCATCGATGGCGCTGGCGGCATGGCCATCATTGGCCACCAGGGACTCCGCACGGCGCATGGTCACGTCGTAGGCGCGAGTGGCGCTCATCTCCTCCTGCTCGCGCCGGGGCCGCCAGTTTTCCATGGTTCCGTCATGGCCGCCGCTCTGCCTGCGCACCGGCGTCACCCGGCCGGAAGCCAGCGCCATGACCATGCGCGCGTGCATGCGCCGCGCACCGGCCACGGGAGCGAACCAGCCCACCAGCCTGTCCAGCAGGTTGGGCGCAACGGCGGGCAGGGATGGCATCAGAACCTCCTCCCAGGCAGCATGGAGATGAAGCGGGGCAGCCTGCGACCGGCCTGCTCATCCTCCACCGTGGGCTGGGCATCGAGCCATTCCAGCGTCTGGCGGATCTCGGCCAGGTCGGCACGGCGCAGGCGGCGCGCGCCGATGGTGTACTCCTGGCCCAGGGATACCTTGGCCAGAGCATCGGTCCACAAGCCTATCTGACGTGTCTTTTCTGCGCGGGTCAAAACTGCCATCTTTACCCTCTTTCGTGCTCCCTGCATGGCCGCAGGGGCCTTTATGGGCCATGTACACATGCTGAGGGGAAAAGTCGTCCACAATGGATAGAATGGATAGAATGGAGACACTTTTTTCAGCCTGCAAAAAATCCCGCCAGGCCGCGCCGGCCAAGGCTTTGCGGGGATCGCGACAGGTAAAAAAAGAGGGTGCGGAAAAATTTTTTTCCGCACCCTGTCAGGAATGGCCCTCAACAGGGCCATGAAGGCTTATGGCTCAAGGGTTTTGTGGATATTTCCCGCCGTATTCACATCTTCCAGCGGGGCGTTTCCAGGGCCACGTCCGGGGCCTGCTGCCGCACCTGCTCCAGCAGGGCCGTAAGCTTGCGGTAGTGGTCTTCCAGCAGGGCCCAGACCAGCTTGCTCTGGCTGGGATGTCCGGCCGTTTTGAGCAACTCGGCATAGGCCATAAGCGGCTGCATCAAGTCGGTGACGACTTCAGCGTCAGAAGGAATATCAGGCATGGCGCACCTCCCGCCGCCCAGACAGCATCTGGCTTTGCATCTGGTGGAAGACGGAGCCTATGAGCCGGGCCTCCAGCTCCGGTTCATCGATGCAAGTGCGCCGGATATGCCGGATCGCGGCCATGTGGGGATCAGCCGAACGGACATGATGCCACACCGGATAACAGCAGGGGAAGGAGACGGGGAGGGAATCAGGCATGGCGCACCTCGCGTTCGGCCTGGGCAGGCAGCAAATGGCAAAGGGCGCGCAAGCGCTCCAGCTGGCTCTCGATGCGGGCCGCGCTTTCCAGCAGCAGCCCGGACACGGCATCGATGTAGGGCGTGCGCTCATCTTCCACGCATTCGGCCAGCAGGCGCAAACGATTAGGTAAGGGGGAGAGATTGCTTTCGATGTCCAGCAGGGGGGTAGGGTTGATAGGGAAGAGCTGGGACATGAGAAACTCCTATTGGTTTGGGGATTGGCTAGAAGGTACAAAAAAAGGCAAGGCGACGCTCCCCGGCCCAATAGAAGCCGCCGGTCCTCACGGATACCGGACGTCACCTTGCCAATATATACCAGCCCCTTTCAAGGGGGGTGCAGGTGGCAAAGATAAAAAACTGCTCTTTTGTACCCGATGGGGGCGGGACAAGGCGACAGTGATGCCTCTATTGGTTTGGGGACTTCAGGTTGCCTGAAGGCGATGCTGGTGTCAAGAACCCCTTTCCATCCATATGCAGCTGTGCTAGAAGGGCGTGGGCGCGCCCTCCGGAAGGAGGATACGCCTATGCGCTTCCTTCGGGATGTAGCGGTGGCCGTGCTGGCATCGCTCATTGCGGCAATGGTTCTTCGTTTGCTTAACGGATAACAGAATGCCCCCGAAGGAGGGCATTCCTTCGGGGGCGTCTTACGAGTGATTCTAAACTCGGAGGGCGTTGCCCACGGGCAGCAGGTGTTGGCGCACTTGCTGCCCTTTCTTTTCCTCTACCTGCTCCTGGAGCTTTTGGCAAGCTACTGCCGCACCTCCAGAGCACCTTCCACGCGCACCGGTTGTACCGGCTCACGCAGGTTCAGGTGGGGCGTCAGGCTGCCATCCTTGATGCCCATGCGCCTGGCGATGGCCGCCTTGAGTCTGGGTTCATCGGTCAGGCCGTCCGCCGTCTGGAAACGGCCGCGCAATTCCGCCCACAGGCGCAGATACTCCAGCTCCTGATCCGAGAATCCCCGGGGAGCCGCCGACAGGTCACGCCAGCCCTCACGCGAAGGCCGGTACCAGGCACGGGCCAGCTGCAGCTCGCCAAACGAACTGGACGCCTTCTGGCAGATCAGGCGCACATCCACCGCATCCACGCCCAGCTCCACCTGGAACTGCCGGGCCGCCGCCATGACCGTGGCCGCAAGATCCGCCTGCGTCGCCGCCGCCTGTGAGCCGGCCGGGACCAGGATGATCGTTGCCGTATCTCCCTTTTTCTCCACCGAGACCTTTTTCACGGCCAGCGGATGTCCCTTGACCGCAGGGACAGTGGCTTCGGCCTGCATCGGCTCCGCCGCGGGAGCCTGCGTTGCTGCAGGAGCATCCGTGGCCGGCGCTTCCGGTTGCGGCCCCACCACCATACCCAGGCCAAGGATGAAGACCAGGCCGATGCCCAGGAAGCCCCTGAGACGGGTCTTTTTCTTGCAAAACAACGCCGCACGCGGCGTGATCAGGCTCGCAATGGCCATGATGACCGCAAGGAGCAGCCCCAGAACCGCAATATTCTGCCACATCGTGTAACCTCCCTTGTTCGCTTCAGCCTATCAGCAGGGGGACGCTGTTTCAATCGGCCCCTCTATGCTCCTTGATATATTTTTCTATAGACGCTTCCGTGACCTGCAATCCCTTGCGCGTGCCGATACGGATGGCGTCCAGATCTCCCCGGGCCACCAGCTTGTAGACGTAGGATGTGCTGCATCCCAACAAGGTGGCCGCCACCGCCACATTGACACGGCGCATGCCGTGCAGTCTCACGCTACTGTTCTTCG